TCGCACCCAATAATTTCACCACCTGAAACAAATCTGTTTTGGCATCTACGCCCGTAATGGGCAGGCAAAGGCCCGTCAGTTGTTTCAATACATATCCCGTCCAGATCACAAAAATAACCAATCGCGTCGATCTGGTAACCATCGTTTGGACGAGCCTTAAACGTGTTTTCCGCGTTGCACAGAGGGCAATGACAGGTCACGAACTTAACGTCATCTACCTTACTCTTCGCCCGAATGGTCGGCGTAAATATGTCACCGTCTGGGCAGTGCCGTTCGAGGTTTTCGGCATAGTCCAGTACCAAGCAGTCTTCCTTGCCGTCAGACAAACGCAGACCGCGACCGATAATCTGCTGGAGCAGGCCGACACTTTCGGTCGCCCGCAACATCGCCACCACATCCACATGGGGCGCGTCGAAGCCCGTGGTCAGCACCGACACATTGACCAGATACTTGATTTCCCTTGCCTTGAACCGCTCGATGATGTCCTTGCGCTCTTGCTTTGGTGTTTCACCCGTTACAATCGCAGATAGGCCCGCAGGAAGGCTGTCAAGGCACTCATGGGCATGGCGCACGGTCGCGGCGAATATCATCACCCCGTGACGGTCCTGCGCCTGTGCGACCACATCTGCAATGATGGCCGCAGTCTTACGCCCCTGCCCGTGAAACGCCTGATCAATGTCGGCCTGATCGAACTGGCCACGACTATTTAACTCCATCCCAATGGTGTGGTACGCCTCGGCATGGATGCCGCCGACAATCGGTTGCGTCAGGTAGCCCTGCTCAATCAGCTCCCGCGCCGTAATACGATCCACGCAGGCTTCGAAGAATGTTTCTTCCAGCCGCTCATGCTCGGCGACTGGCTTGCCATCTGCCCACTGGCTGAAAATAAAGCCCTCGTTCATGCGATAGGGCGTGGCCGTCATTCCGACCACCCGCAGACGTGGGTTCTTGTCGCGCATCGCTTCGATAATGCTTTTAATCGTTGGCGTGGTCCCGTGGCACTCGTCGATGATGACCATCGCAAACTGTTCGCCGAAGCGGGTGATCTTGTTCTTGACCGTCAGCGGGGTGCCGAACACCACGGGGTGCCTTAATGATTTTTCCCCGACCGATGCCGAAAATAGTGAGTACTCGTTGCCAGTGGCCCCGTACTTTTCGCTGTTTTGCACCACCAGCTCCGCGCTCGGCGCGAGGCATAGCACATGCTTGCCGTTCGACATCTCGTGGATGGTCTGCGCCAGCGACGCGATGATGTGGCTCTTTCCAGCACCCGTGGCGGCTTCGATCAGGCAGGGTGCGTTTGTCTTACGCACCCAGTTGATAATCGCATCGTGGGCTTTCTGTTGATACGGGCGCAGGGTCATACCAGCTCCATTCCATAGTTGTTTATGCGATCTACAATTTGAAGGTCCGCCCTGCGAATCAGTTTGTTCTTTTTGAACGGTTTGTAATCAACATGGTGATGCCACCGATTGAACCGCCAAACCACGCTAGCAACGTCTGGGTGCAGATCGGCCAGCATCTGGCTTTTCGCCAAAGTGCCTTCGATGGCATAGAAGTCATCGGTGTTGCCGCCCTTCATGCGCTGCGTGGTTACCTTTCCACACAGGAAGGCGTTGAACTGTATGGTGCAGAAACCATCCTTCAACACCCGCAGGCTCAGATCGGTATCCTCGTTGTATCGACCCCGCCACCGATACGGTATGGCATTTTCGATCAGCAGGCAGGAGTAAATCCGCGTGTTCAGCACTAGTGGCGGCACGGCGTCAGTCGATTTGCAGAAGCTGTAATAATTAAACCCTGCAATCGGAACATTGGTGTACCGATCCACAAAGTCTTCCGCAGCCTTAAAGATCGTGCCGCTGGTCACCTCGGCCTTGATGTTGCGGTTCAGGCGGTGGAAGGCATCGAAGTTGTCATCCAAAACCCAATGCCGTTTCGCTCCGGTTTCGGTAGCGTGATCCCACACAAAATTCCGCGCCGCGCCTGGCCCAACACTCTTTGTGCGGCCAAAACCATCACAGGTATCGTATTGATCGAGGTAATGAAAAGGCAGAATGATTACCTTTTCGGGGTCGATCACAGAACAATATTGATCGTACTCCTGCTCTTCGACCACAATTTTGTAAGGCACATTCATAAATTCCAGTGCCTTGCTCGTAAGGCGGCTTTCATGCCGCCCCTTCGAGACAATGTAAACAGGATAATTAGGATTCATCGACCCACCTTTTTTTCCCATTTATTCCGCGCACCAATTGGGGATGCCAAATGCTCTTGGTTTTGACGGTCAACTTTTGGTCGATTAGACAAGCGAACTCGTCTAAATCTTCCTGACAACGAAACCGTACAATGATCTGGCTAAAGGGTTTCTGGCTGTCCTGAACGAACTCAGGCATGTCCTTCCACTCGTCGAACACATTGTCCTCTGGTTCAAATATTTTCATTTCCCCAACATCCAATACTCGGTTGGCTTGCCACGGTATGGTTCCAGATCGGCATCGGGAAGCAGGGCTTTGATCGCTTTGGAATAGCTGACTGCGCCGTCCTTCTTCACCAAGGTCAGCTTCCGCCCATTGATGATACTGTCCTTATGCCCTGCAATATTAACAATTTTTGTTAAAATTTCCTTCTTGCGGGCCTCGGCCTCTTCGATCTGTTTGGTCATGTCATCGTACTCGGCCAGCAACTGGCTGGCGTTAAACTCAGGCCGCAGATCGTCAAGGTGCCGCTGGTAGTCATGTTCGCGCACGAACAGGTAGTCGTCGTGGAACTCTTTTAAATGCAGCAACCATTGTTTAACCAGCGGGCCATCGAACTCCACCCGCTCCAGCTTGGTGCCGTGCGGTGCCCATTGGAAAAAATCGCACCACTTAGAGCCAGTCACAAACATCTGGATTTGCATCTGCGCGACATAATGCAACTGCTCGGAAGCAGTCTTGAACTCGCCGCCGTTACGCAAACCATACGGGCACTTGATCTCAACCAGACCGTCATCACTGATCACGCCATCAGGGCTGGCACCAAGCCAATCCTCGTAGGTCACAAAGCCGACTTCCACGACCTGATTGCCCGTCTCCATTTCATACTCGACCAACGCACCAGCTTCGTGGTGGCTTCCATACTCGGTCGCCACATTACCAGTGAACTCGCTTGGCATGTTATGGTAATCACGCACCATGCGGCGCATGACATCATCGCGGGTGGTGTACGGGTTAACGCCAAGGATCGCGCCAACAGCCGATCCAGTGACACGGCCCTCGCGGGCCGCAAACCATTCAGGCGTTCTCTGCTGTAGGTTCTTCGACATTTTTTTTGCTCCTTGTTTTGGCCAATTCAACTTTGAGGCGTGAGATTTCTTTTTCAAGTTCGGCAATCTGATCGTAGAGTATTTCGTTACTGATAAGTTTCCCCCGCGTGTATGCCAGCTCGACCCGTAGTGCCTTTGCGTCATCGTTCATGATGCTACCCTTACGTTATATGCTTTACGTTCATTGATGAAATCCTCAGATGCATTCACAAAAACAGGCTGAATAAACACCTTCTTCGAATACTGCCTATTCGGCCCATACCGCTGTTCCCTAATGTGGCCCCTGCGAAGGTGCGGCCTAACCGTCCATCCGCCGCCTCCGCCCGTTCCTTCAGTTTCTGTAATTTTCCCAATCGTTATTGTTGTGGTGTATCGATATTTGTCATCTTTCTTTTTTCCTATTCCAAGTTTCATCAGCTTGTTTTCTTTAGTCGTTCTAATGGAATTTTTTGCTGCCATAGCAACAAGTAAATACGCCAATACCCATGCAGACATAACCGTTACCCAGCCGCGAAAAGAACTAAATTCATCATAAAGTTCTTTTCCTTTTAAATGACAGTATGGCCCATCATTTGAAAATAAAACATCAGTAAAAGATGACCTTTTATTTGTATTAGATGATATGATAATCATATCATTTTCTTCAATTTCAAAATTATCTGTAAATTTATACCTAAAAAGCACATCCATTTTATAAAATTTATCTCCAAGACGCTCATCTCCTTGAACAGCTTCACTTTCTATCAAGTCAACAGCGCGGGCTTTCGTCATAACATCAAAATATTGGCATGGAGGTTTTGCAATATCCAATTCCTGCATGTCTTTAATTGTGCTTCTAACATCATCAAAAGACATACTGTCCCAAATTGCGTCATCCAAGATAAACAACTGCCTGTCCATTTTACATCTCCCCTTTAAAAGGTGGTGGGGGCCAAAACCCCCACCGTTGTTAATCAGAACGGCGCATCGTCGTCTTCAACGACCGTCCGTATTGGTGTTGCCTTTGGCGCAGGTGCGGTAGACTTGCCGCCACGAGGGCCAACAGCGGAAATCCAGTTGCCTGTCTTGCCATTATATTCCCACAGCATCACCTTAATTGACATCGGCTTGTTCATCAAAGCCATGCCCAAAGCATCATTGGTTGGTGCCTTACCAGAAGCCATCAACTTGCCGCCAGCGTTGAAGTCGATTGCAGCAAGCAGACGCTTATCCTTGTCGCGTTTCTTCGCAGGGTCTTTGTGGTCTGGCTTATCATCGTCTACCCAGAGCTTATGGAAGACCTTGCGATTTTTATAATCGTCAGGTGCGACCACCGACCAGCGCAACGAGATCAAACGGTTCCCCAACTGATCCTTGTCCCACTTGGCCTCGTCAATGAT